ATCAGTATTGCTGACATCGCTACAGAGTTTGGCGATTCAGCTCCTCACTCGATGTCGGAGTTCTATGGCGCGGCTGTAGGTGTTCCAGCATCTGGTGAGATTAAAGTTGCATACCACTTTTACGGTAAGTCATCTCAATTTGAGCTTGTTATTTCATCTAACTCTTATGATGTTAATGTTGCCACGGTAGCTACGGCGGCAGGCTGGGATGGTTCATCTAAACTTGTTGTTACTATTAACTCAGGTATATGGGTTTACGCGACATCCACATCAAATAATGCAATGTCATTTACTGGGTCATTTCCTGCCGGAGTTGAGCTTATTAACAATGGGTACATTGTTGGCGATGGCGGTAATGGCGGTAATGGCGGTAACGCAGGTGACAACAATGGCGGCGCTTCCTCTGGCGGCTCTGGCGGAACTGGTGGCCGTGCCTTGTATACTACTGTGTCCCTAGATGTAACAAATAACGGGACTATGGCTGGCGGCGCAGGTGGCGCCGGCGGTGGCGGCGGTGCAAACGTAGGTGAAAATCGTTACGGTGCAGGCGGTGGCGGCGGTGGCGGCGGCAGGTCTGGGCTAACTAACTCATCTGGTGGATCCGGTGGTAACAGAGGAAGTGGCGGTAATTCTGGAACTTCTAACTCAGCTGGTAATGGTGGTAACGGTGGCTACACAACTGGCAGTTATGGTTCTTGGGCGCGAGGCGGCGCCGGCGGATCTGGAGGCAACTGGGGTTCTTCGGGTAATAACGGCGGAAGTGGTAGCGGCTCGAACTTTTCTTACAAATATTATGGTTCAGGTGGGTCTGGCGGCGCAGGCGGCGGATGCGTACTAGGCGACACTTACATAACTTGGATTGCAACAGGAACTCGATACGGGAGTATCTCTTAATGAATATTCAATACACTTACTCCATTGATGAAGTCAATGAAGAAAACAAAACAATGCTAGTGACTTACTCTGCCACTGGTCTTACAACTACAAAAGTATCAGCGCGACTGCCGTTTGTTGATGAAACTCTTGATGATGTAATTAAGGCCCATGCACCATATAATCTATGGACGCTAGAGGGCTCTGAATACGGATCTGTTTCTGCTGGATTATCTGGTGTTATCGAGCCTGAAGCGTTTGATGAGGGAGAGATTACTGTTGCTGATTTAGCATCTGCCAAGGAAGCTAAATACGCTGAGATTAAAGAATGGCGTAAAGCCAAACAACTTGGTTTTATTATTGTTGATGGATATACAGTTCATCCAAATCAGCGCACACTAAACGCTCTTCGTTCAGTAAAGGATGGTATATCTTCTGGACTATATATAGAGGTTAATTATAAATTCGCTAATGATGAGTTCCATGTAATTGGTATTGATACTGTTAATTCTCTAATCACAGCCGTATCTCTTGCTATTCAGTCTTTATACGATGATGAGAAGTCTAAGATTGAAGAAGTATCAGCAATTACTGACATGGATGCGGTTAATGCTTACTCCCCATCTCTAGGCGCATCTATTCCTAGCTCATGAGTAGTCCAAGTATAAGTTTTGGTCTGGTGGGTAACATCTATACCCGCCAGATGCACTTCAAAAGCAAAGGGGATGTAGAGCAAGGGCATACTCACCCATACGATCACATGACACTGCTTGCCAAAGGTAGTGTTGAGGTGACTGTTGACGGTGAGAAGACTGTGTTCAATGCTCCGCACATGATCTGGATCAACTCAGAAAAGGCTCACCAGTTGGTAGCATTAGAGGATAATACTGTTGCTTACTGCATTCACGCGGTTCGTGATGACGGTGAGATTATAGATCCATCTATGATCCCAGAAGGTGGCAAGCCTAAGCTGGACATGAGCGAGATAGTTGATAAATGCTACAAATCCCAGATTTCAAAAACCTAGAACACTTTGTGGAGTGGTATATTGAAAACAATATGCCATTCATCCCGCCTTCTGATGGACTAGCTGTCGAAACTGATGATGCTTGTACCGTGACTATGTTTAGACACGGCCGATATCAAGCTGAAATGTACTACATGAAGCCGTTTAGGGACTTGCCTGCGCACTGTCATCCAGATGTTGAGATTCAAATCTACATACCTAAAGGTTTAATAGTTCCTGAATCATCTCTTGGTCCAGTACTTGCTCCAGATGAGCTACATGGCGGTGATTTGTTTGGGTCTAGAGATAAGGCATTTACAATGGTGTCTCTTCAAAGGTGGGGCGACAATACGTCAATGACATCAGTCGCTATCCAATACAAAGGCTACACTAGTGGTCCTGCACATGACAATCTAATTAAGCGTTACTATCCAAATGCTATTTTAAAAAAAGGTTATGCTGACGTAACAAGGGGATAATATGACACCAACATTTATTGGTATTTATGAAGATCTAGCTCCGCAAGAATATTGCGAAAGTATGATAAAAAAATTAGATCAGTTACTAATGGACGGGTCTCAAAGCGACTTTGGGAAAAATGCCTATAACGGAGTCAAAAACCGTAACGATGTGGCTAGATACTTTCATAATGATGCCATAGATCTGTCTGTACAAACTCACGGAATTCTTGACGTTGCTCTCAGGAAGTACGCCGATGAGTATCCATCGATAGAGATGCATGATGTATATTCAAACACTTGCAAGGTTCAGAAAACGCCGAAAAAAGGCGGTTTTCACAGATGGCACTCTGAGCAATCAACTAGCGATGGTATGCAAGCTAGGGCGCTTACTTGGCTTATATATTTAAACGACACACCAGACGGTGAAGGTGAAACAGAGCTGTTGGAATACGGAGTAAAAGTTCAGCCAAAAGCAGGTACGGTTCTTATATTTCCAGCAGGATGGACGCATACTCATAGAGGGAATCCAGTATATTCTTGTGACAAATATATAGCTACAGGATGGTATTACCTTGTCAATTAAGATCATAGAAGACAAAGACTTCATTTCCGATGAGCAAAAAAAAACAATAACAAGAATGATCGGCGTTAATGAAGGTGATGTGCCTGAGTTGCCATTTTATGTTAGTGATTCTTGCGTTGAGGGTGATGGTATTCCATTTATGTATCACACCATTGTCGGAAGAGCTGAACATGGTTGGAAGGATATAGGTACAATCATGTCGCCTCACTATGAGTTCTTTTTCGACCTACTAAGAGATTTTGCGCTAAATAATGATATCCAAGTTAATGGTGTATTGAGGTGCTGTGTAAATCTAACAATGCCAACTGGCTCTGATAGTAAAGGGTCATGGCACTATGATCACGATTTTGATTACAAGCATCTGATTATTTACCTCAATGATGGCTTTACTGGAAATGCATCAACACTTGTTGAGATTGATGGCGAGGTTATTGAAATCGATCCAGAGATTTACAAGGGTGTATATTTTAGCAAACGGTGTAATCATGCTATGACATACCCTGACACTGGATGCAGAATAGTAGTGGTTTATACATTTGTTTAGTACTCAGGAACCCAGTAGATCGCATTCACTTGATCTCGGATTACATAACCGCCAAGAATTAAGTATAATCATCTGAAGTATTACATGATTAACTGGAGTAGCTATGGCTCTCATCCCACTACAACTACCGGCAGGTATCTACCGCAACGGCACTGACTTTCAGTCTAGTGGGCGCTGGCGCGACTCTCATCTTGTCCGCTGGATCGATAACACTATTCGCCCTGTAGGTGGATGGACTCCATTTACGACTGATGAAGGCGCTAACCCAATGCGTGGCGCTATCTCATGGAAAGCTAACGATGGTGAGCGATATCTTGTTGCAGGTAATGCAACACAGCTTGTCACTTACATGGATGACGGCACTCTAAAGAATATCACTCCTACTGGCCTTACTGCCGGTAGTGCTGATGGATCGCTTAACGCAGGCTTTGGTGGTTCTTACTACGGCTCTAGCCACTACGGCACAGAGCGTAACGAATCAAAATCCACTATTCCTGCCACCACATGGACTCTAGATACATGGGGTGAATACCTGCTTGCCTGCTCTACTGCTGACGGCAAGATCTACGAGTGGCAACTAGATCGATCAACACCCACTGTAGCGGCTCAGGTCACTAATGCGCCTGTGGATAACCGTGGCGTGTTTGTTACAGAGGAGCGCTTTGTATTCGCGCTGGGTGCCGGTGGTAATCCGCGTCTAGTTCAATGGTCGGATCGTGAGAACAATACAGTATGGTCTCCACTTGCTACCAATGAGGCAGGCGATATCGAGCTTCAGACTGGTGGCGAGATCGAGTGTGCTCACAAGGTACAAGGTCAGACTCTTATCATTACCACTCAAGATGCTCATGTTGCTACTTACATTGGCGGTCAGTTCGTATATGGATTTGAGCGTGTCGGTAGCTACTGCGGTATCATCGCACCTCTTGCAGGTATCTCTGTTCAGGCAGGTTGCTTTTGGATGGGCGACAAGAACTTCTACGCGTACTCTGGCGGCGGTGTACAGGAACTATCATCTACCGTTGATGATTTTGTGTTCTCTAACATCAACCGCTCACAGCGTTCTAAGATCTGTGCAGTATCCAACAAGCAGTACAACGAGATCTGGTGGTTCTACCCATCATCTGGCGCTACTGAGAATGACTCTTATGTGGTGTACAACTACAAAGAGAATACATGGTTTACCGGCTACATGGGTCGTACCTGTGGTACTGATCTTGGTGCATATAAGCACCCAATGTTCTTCTGCTCAGAAACTTGCCGACCATTTATCCATGAGTACGGTTTTGACTATGGAAACCTAGAGACACCTTGGGCAGAATCTGGTCCTATTAGCTTGGGTAACGGTGATAACGTCATGGTTGCTACTGACCTAATACCAGATGAATTAACACAGGGTGATGTGACGGCTACATTTAAAACACGTTTCCATCCTAACGACACTGAGAGAGAGTACGGTCCATACAGTATGTCTAACCCGACATCAGTACGCTTTACAGGCCGTCAGGTCCGTATGCGCATCGATACCGCTAGACTGTCAGACTGGCGAGTTGGTACAAACCGCTTAGAGGTTAAAGCCGGTGGTCGCCGATGAGTGCTCCTAAGCCGTTCGGTCAAAACTGGGTTGTGTGGGGTAATCGCCTCACTCAATACCTAGACACCATCCGTAGTGCGCTTGTGTGGCGCAGGGGTGAGACTAGGGCACCAGAGGACGGCATCCTGTTGTGGGACAATGAGTACAAAGAGCCTGTTATATCTATTGATGGTGTGTATCGTCCTCTAGTAATTCAGGACGGCTCTGGCATGGCGTACAGCAATACCAATATCACTGCGGCGGCTACTAATACTGCCTACGAGATAGAGTGGGATGGTCTCGCTAATGCTGATGGCGTAACGCTAGAGAACGACACAGAGATACACTTCAATGATGGTGGATTGTACTCACTAGCATTCTCAGTACAGATTACGTCTAACAACTCATCACTTAAAAACCTGTGGTTCTGGCCTGCATTGAACGGTACTGACATTGATGGCTCTACGATCAAGGTATCTATCGATAGTAATGGCGGCACAATCGTAATGAGCCGTACAGCACTGTTTACTGTTTCGGCAGGTGATTACCTAGAGGCTAAGTGGGCAACATCTGATACAGCAGTTACACTAGAGACACACGCGGCTGAGACATTCTGCCCTGCTACTCCTTCTGTAACGCTGTCTGTGGCGAGGATTCACCAGTAATGCATGATGACTTAATCCGATGTAGAAAATGGATTGAGGCGGCTCTCAAGCACTCTGGTGATACACATGACTTTGTACATATTGTTGATGGCCTGATTGAAGGTAAGTTTCAGTTCTGGTCCAATGAGAAATGCTGTGTTATCACAGAAGTAATCGACTATCCTAAGAAGAGAGTTCTACACATCTTCTTGGCTGGTGGTAAG